ATGTGGTACTGTAACTCCGATTAGAAAAATAAAAGTAGAAGGCACAGATGGATACACCACTAACTTTGCGTTTAAATTAACAGGATGTGCTGGAGTATATACCCCAGAGTTTGACGGAACAAGATGTTGGTATGTTGTTGATCCTGCTGCATCCACTTTTGATTGCACCGTTACTATTGATAACCTATATCCTGGAGAATGTGCTTCGTGTGTGGGTTATGAATATAAAGAATATACTGAATGTTTTGATTCTACAAATACTCAAATATTTAGAGCAGGCGCTGGTTATTCATGGGATGATTTTGTTGAGTATAATGATGGTGGTAATGATTTATGTTTCTCTGATCCACAACCTACGAGCTCAACATCTACAGTTGATGTTACCAGTTTACCGACTCCTGCTAATTGTTTTGATTGTGAGTCCCCTACAATATATGTAAACGCTACACCTGGAAATGGATACTACGAAACTACCGCTTGTAATTATGCAACAAGTGATTATATATTTACTTCTGCCGCTAATTCCGCAGCCATTCAAGTAAACGATATAATGTATGTAAATTCATCTTTATCAACAATATTCGATGGTGCGCTAGATTGGTATGGAGTGTCTGACGTATTAGGTCAAGCGACACCAGATTATAAACTATTAATTTCTGCACTTGGTGTAGTTACAGCAAAAGTAAGCTGTACTGCTCCGTCTCCAGCTCCTGCACCAGCACCTGTAGCAGCAGCAACAACTAATATAAAAATTCAAGATTGTAGTGTTCCAGGAGTTTATTATTATGTAACTGTAAACGGAACATATTTAGCTAGCGCTATCGGAGTAGCATTAATCCTTAATGGTGGAGGTGGAGGTCCATGTCCAGCGTTTAACCAAACTAAATGTTGGGAAATAGTAGATGTAGGAACTGATACTGATTGTAGTTCAACTGTAATAAGCACAAACTCTAGTTGTGGTGGATGTACTGTGCCTAGTCCAGCGCCTGCTCCGGTAGTCGCTCCGAGCACTCCTGATACGCCTATTGCGCCGATTCCTACTCCAGCGCCTGCACCTGCGCCTGCACCAGCTGTACCAAGTCCGATTCCTGTGCCAGCACCGATTCCTGTGCCATCACCGATTCCTGTGCCAGCTCCGTCTGTATCGTGTCACGGATTAACAGTTAGTCAAAGTTCAGTATCTGGAAGCGCCGCATGTACATCAACCAGAACACAAACTGGATACTTTGATACAAACGATCTATGTACTTCTTCACAATATTACGGAACAGACAACCTATGTTCATCTGTGTACACTACATCAGTATATGTTCACGAAGGTGGTAATGTGAGATACTGGACAGGTAGTGCATGGGGCGGAGATTGTACAGGTTGCCCTTAATCTTTTGAACTTTTAATTTTTATTTATACCTTTAATAAAATTAAATTTAATTAAATGGAAGAGGTAAATAATTTTTTAACTCCCAAAGAGTGTCAACATTTAATATCCTTAATTGACGCTAATCATACTCGCTCGTCTGTTGTAGTTGGAGGCACAGATAGAACCGATGTTACAGACCATAGAACTTCAAGTACCTCTAACTTAGATATGAACGATCCTACAGTATCTGGTATACAACGAAAAATAGCCGATTATTTAAAATTAGATATAAAAAAAGGGGAAGCGCTGCAAGGCCAGGTTTATGATGTGGGTCAATATTTTAAACCTCATAATGATTTTTTTAGTGGCCCTGCTTATGACATGCACTGTAAAGCCTCTGGAAATAGAACCCATACTTTTATGGTTTATCTTAATGATAATTTTAAAGGTGGAGGAACTAATTTTACCGCCCTTAATAAAACTATTGAACCCGAAACAGGAAAAGGGGTTTGGTGGCATGATCTAAAAGACGGCGAAGAACAGCATCAATATATGCACGAAGGGGTAGCGGTAGATGAGGGTAACAAATATATTGTCACTTCTTGGTGGAGAGAAAAAATTTGGGATGGAGCAGGAGATGAAAAGAAATATTTTGAAAACCAAAAAAAGCCTCAGGTTGTTGAGCCTGCTAAAGAATCGTATGTAATAAAAGCATCCGAGGTTAAAAAACCGGCAAAGGTTGAGCCTGTAATAAATAAAACTTTTACAAGCGCAGAAGATTTTCCTATATTTACTAAAAATGGTTTTGAATTAACCACATGTCCGCCTGAAGTATGGGGTATACTACAAGATTCATATAAACTTTTAGAACACAAAATAACCAACGAGGAGTTTGAAGGAAAGGAAAATATAATAGTAGGAGGTGGTAGCGAAATGTTATCATTTGACGCTATTCCTTCTATTCGATCTTATATTCACAAACAACTACACGGACTTCATGAGGAGTGGAGTGGAGAAAGTTTAGATCCTTCATTCATTTATGGAATACGTTCTTATTTAAAAAACGCCACATTATCTACTCATGTAGATAGAATAGCTACACATCACATAAGCTCTATTATAATTGTAGATAAAAATTTAACCTGTGGATGTCAACACAAACCTGAATCTGAAGACTGGCCATTAGATATCCAAGGACATGATGGAGAGTGGTATAAAATATATGCAAAGCCAGGGGATATGATATTATACGAATCAGCAAAATGCGAACATGGAAGACTTGAGCCTTTCGGTGGAACATATTTCAGAAATTTTTATGTTCATTATAAACTGAAAGATTGGACTTATGCCGACTAAATATATTTCGTTTGACAGCTGGTGGGGTGGGTTAAATAATATACGCATGACTTATGAAATGGCTGCCGCTATTTCTGTTATCACTAAAAGAAAATTAATAATACCTCCTAAAATTTATTGTTTATTTTTAAGCGAGCATGATCAAAAAGAAACTTTTTTTGATTTTTGGGAGCTGTTTGATAAAGAGTTATTTTATAAATATTTTGATTGTGTAGACTATTATGATATTGATGAGTATAAAAAATATGAATCGGAAATACAATATTATGACAATATATGCGAAGATATAAAATGTTTACCCGAAGCAGAGCATCCAAATTGGGGGGTTAATGCAGAAACATATTTTACTCCACTTAATGTATATTATTTAAACCGTGGAGATAAGTTTATTCATTTCCCTCGAAATCTATTTGGGTACTGGTATCATTTAATCGGAGGAATAACTAATAAAGATAGGCAAATAATAAAATATAAAATAAAACATGGATTAAAATTAAAATCAAAATATAACACTCCCTCCATCCCCGTGCCTTATAATGCTATTCATGTTAGAAGTGGTGACTTTAATCAGACTCGCCCAGATAGCACCGTAAGTTTATTTAGTAATTTACGTGAAATGGTAGATGAATATTTAACTCCCGACAAACCTTTATATATAGCCACGGATGAAGATAACAGAAAATTATTTGAATGTTTAAATGGATACACCTGCTATTACCTCTCAGACTTTATTCAAACTGATATGGTTTCCTCAATTGGACACGATACTATAATGTGCGCAGGAGCAGATTTATTTTATGGAAGTAGGTATTCCACATTTACAGATTACATTAATATAATCAGGTATTATAACGGTAAAAAAAATTGTAGTAAAGATTTATTAAATTACAGGTTCAACGGAAACGAAAGTTTTAGTTGGGAAAATTGTTTTGTTAATGAATACTAAAGAAAATCAAATCACATATATTTATGAATCTCCAGATGGAGGAATCACTTTATATAGAAGGCCCTTTGGAAAGGACGAGCCAAAAGAAGTGTTTGACAAAACTATGGATAAATGGATTTTAAGTTAGGCTTATTCGGAAGTCATAATTCCTCTATAGCGATAAGCGTAAACAACCAAATAAAAGAAGTTGTTGAGCTTGAAAGGTGGGTGGGTGTTAAAAACGCTGCCTTTGCGTTTCATTTTCCTATACCTGATCCTGAACAAAAACTCCGTGATATTTTGAATTATTTTAAAAATAAGTACCAAGCGGAGAAGTATAACCTTGTCGCCTATACTAGTGATAATAATTTACATAAATTAATTAAAAGTGATGAGTACAGATATATTCCTCATCATACTGCCCATTGCGCTAATGGTTTATACCAATCCCCTTATGATAAAGCTATAGTGGTAAGTTTTGACGGAGGAAGTGAAGAGGGGTTTTTTAAAATATTTGAAGCAGAAAAAGGAAAACCTCCTAAGCTTCTAAGTAATATTGGAATAGATTTATGTGTTACTTATGCCGCAGTAGCTCATTACCTGCCTCCCATTAAAAGAGAAGATAATTGGTGGTGGGGAAATTTAGTTTATGCAGGAAAAGTTATGGGACTAGCAGGAGCAGGAAAAATTGATTACAGTTTAGTTTCTAAATTTTATTCTTACTATTTAGGTCAAAGCGTAGACAATGTAAACACGGCTCACGAAAGATATCAATCTTTAAATATAAGCGGAGACCCTGAAGATATAGCAGCCACATCTCAATTTGTTTTTGAATCTATATTTACTCAAATAATCCAAGGATATAAAAAAGATTTACCTCTTATATTTTGTGGTGGCGGAGCAATGAATATAATTAACAATGCAAAGCATAATGCGTTTGTATCTCCTAATCCTGACGACAGAGGTTTAGCGTTAGGCTGTCTTTTAGATGTGATTAAACCTCGCTCTGTTATTAATAGCATGTATATAGGGTTGCCTTGGACGGATGAGAAATATAATAATATTGATCCGAGTGTTTTTGCTGCTCAAATAATTAATAATAAGTTTATAGGGTTAGCTCAAGGTAATTCAGAACATGGTGCTAGAGCGCTAGGCAACAGGTCTATTTTATGTAAACCATCTATTGGTATGAAAGATAAATTAAACAATACTATAAAATTTAGAGAATCTTTTAGGCCTTTTTCCCCTATATGCAGAGAAGAAGATAAACATATCTGGTTTAAATCAAATAACAATACCGGGTGGATGTCTCATAATACAGAGGTAATAAATCCGCAAGAAAGCATATCATCCATTATTCATTTAGACAATACAGCTCGATTACAAACTATTACTAAAACTTCAAACCTTTATCTTTATGAGGTGTTAAGTATAATGGCGAACAAAGGTGTAGACCCTGTCCTGTTAAATACATCATTTAATATACAAGGAAAGCCCATTTTAAATACTCTGGAAGAGGCAAAATGGATTTTAAATAATACGGGTTTAAATGAATTAGTAGTAGTATGAAACAAGTCGTACAAGAATTTCACACAACCGACGGCATAGGAGCAATGCTGTGGAAAAAAATTTATGCTATGTGCTATGCCTATAAATATAAATTATTATTTAAAGACACACCTTTTAATTGGTTTTTAATTCATCCTAGTGATAACGCAGAGGATGAAAGAGTTTATTATGATATACTATATAAATTTAACCATATACTCTACAACCCATGGAAAGAAATAGATTTTGAGAGTTTTGAGTGGAAGTTAAGCAACAATATAGGTCAAGGAGCTCCCGCCCCAGGCTTTGCAGATCATTACGATTTTTTATTAGAAGCTCCTGTTTTTAATAAAAACATTCAAGACAATAGTAACAATGTTGTTATACATATGCGACGTGGAAATGCGGTAAAGAAAAACCCTAGGTATACTGATGAGGATGTATATATAAAGATTTTAAATCAAATTAAGTCTATATGCGGTCAATTAAAAATAATAAACCCTAGGGTAATTCTTTTAACTGATGCCCCTGATTATGACACTACATACCGCCCTTCTAAAACAGATATTAAACAATACAATATGTGGCATCAACCGTGGTTAGAAAAAAACGAACATGGAGAATGGCCTATAGCTAGCGTGGAGTGGAAAAAAATTGTAGACGCTTATCCGCCTATTATTATTGAAAACAAATTATCTACTTATGAAAGCTTTATTCTGATGTTAAATGCTCAACTGCTAATACCAGCTTATTCAGCTTTCTCTCAAAGCGCAGGGTTGTTATCTCACAATAAAGTTTTGTCATGGCCAGACAGAGACGGAATGGACAAACAAATGAATTTTTTTAGAAGTAGTGTGGGGAAGATTAACGAAGAGGGGAATATTGTAATTAAAAATAATTAACTTTGTAAAAAAACAAACATGATATTCGAGAAAATAAAACTAGATTTTGATTATTCATACTTTCTTCCTGAAAATCAGGATTATGACTTCCATAAAGGTTCTTGTATTTCTTATCAACGAAAAGAACAAAACGATTTATATAAGGAGTATGGAGATGGATACTCTTATAATGAAAACAATACTATTATTCAACAACTCTGGTATGAGCCTACCGATGAAATATTTAATGACTGGGCAGATCAGTTAAATATGGATATAAAATCCGTATCCACTATACTTCAGCCCCCAGGAAATGTTGTTACTTTACATAGAGATACGTTTTTTAAATTCAAAAAACTTTATCCAGATGACAAACGTCCTAAAGTAAGGCTTAACTTATACTTAGAGGATTGGAAGATTGGTCACATGATTCAATACCAAGATATTCATAACAATAAAAAGTGGACTACTTCTTTAGATTGGAAAGCTGGAGATGGTTTATTGTGGGATAGCTCTGTTCTTCACTTATCTTGTAATGCTGGTCAAAAAGATAAATTTACTATGCAAGTCTCTGGTTATAGAAGAGATTAAGAATTTAAAGCATAGCAATTAAATTCGTAAATTTGTATTCTAATACATAATTTATGGCACAGTGTTTAACCTACAATTTAGTCTGCGATGAAGGCGACCATGGTACGTGTACATTTATCATGTTATGTTGTATTGACCAAGGAAAGCCAAAAAACCCCACCACTTATACAATAGATGAAGGAACAATTGAACAGGTATGTTTAGGATTTCCTTATAATATTTACACTAACGATACTACAGGGTCCGCTAGTTATTACACTGAGGGACTTGTTTGTAGCACCAATTGTGGTGCACAAGATGATGCACCGACACCTTCCCCGGTTGTACCTGTGCCAGCACCAACCCCTGTAGCACCTTCGCCTGGGCCAGCTCCCACGCCTGCCGCTCCCGTACCTGTTGCGCCCAGCCCAATACCCGCTCCATCCAGTATAGTACCTCCTATTCCTTCACCGGTTGAGGTAGAGTATACATTAACTTATAGTCAAAATTCAAAAGGGTGGCCATCATTTTATTCATATATGCCTGACTTTATGCTGGGCATGAATAACTTTTTTTATACATTTAAAAACGGAAATGTATATCAACATAATACTAACGAAACGAGAAGTAATTTTTATGGAGTTCAATATATCACTACAATATCAAGCGTCTTTAATGAGATGCCTTTAGTGAACAAATTATTTAAAAGTTTTAATTTAGAGTCCGACCATGCGTGGCAGATGAACTTTAAAACTGATATTCAAAGCGAAGGGTTAATAAAGAGAAGCTGGTTTGTGAAAAAAGAAGGTTCGTATTTTGCATTTGTAAGACAGACTGGAACAATTCCAGCAGAACAGCAACAATATCCAATGAGGTCAGCTAATGGAGTAGGGAGAGCTACAGCGGTTAGCGTTATAGGCTCTACAGGAACTATAGAGTTTTCAGTAAGCCCTCTGGTTTCTATTGGTAGTATACTAAGTGTAGGAGATTATTTATATTTCTCTGTTCCTTCTTATACCGTAATTCAATTAGCGGGACAGGTAACAAACATAGAGGTAGATTTACCAAACGGAATTAACCAAATTAAATATGTAAATTCGACAACTGGATCAGAGCCAATATTAATAGCCGACCCTTATATTTTATATATTAAAAGTTCCGAAGCAGAATCTCATGGACTTTTAGGTCACTATTGTGAATTTAGTTTGATAAACGACACTTCTCTACCTACTGAATTGTTTGCCGTGGAGGCAGATATAATGAAAAGCTATCCTTAAAAATTAGTATCTTTGCATAGAATGGAATTTAATATACGAGCATTAAATTCATCTGATTATGACAAGGTATTAGTAGGGTGGTGGAAAGATTGGGGTTGGAAAACCGCTCCGCAAAAAGATTTTTTACCAGAGAATGGAGAAGGTGGTTTGATGGTAATGTTAGGAAATAAGCCAGTTTGTGCAGCGTTTATTTATTTAAGCAGCAATGCTGACGTAGCTTGGATTGAATGGGTTGTTTCAGATAAAAATATAAAAGAAAATAGAAACGAAGCTTTAAATTATTTAATAGAAGCCTTAATATTATATTGTAAAGAATTAGATATGAAATATGTGTTCTCAAATAACAACAACCAAAACTTAATAAAGAAATTTTTAAACCTAGGGTTTATAAAAGGAAGTCAAACAACAGAATTAATTAAAAAAATATAATATGGCAGCAGGAACAGCAGTAGGAAGTGCGTTAGCAGCAATAGCTTCAGTAGGAGCAACGATAGGTAAAGTAGCTGTAGGAGTTGGAAAAGCAGTATTGCCAGTATTAAAAGTAGCTGGAAAAGCAGTAGTTACAGGGGCAAAAACAGTATTGCCAGGTGTAGTTAAGGCAGCAGCGGCAGGTTCAAAAACATTTGGTGGACAATTATTAAAAGAAGCAGGACAACTCGCACTAGCGACGGCCAAAGTTGCTCCTACTGAAGCTATTGCTGCTAA